GTTGACACCGCCCTGGAGCGGGTGTTCACCGGATCGACGACTGGTAAGTTCCAGTCCCCGAACGGTGACACCTACATCGAGGTCACTCCGGCAGTCTCTCGAGACGGCCGGGTGCATCGCGTCGCTCGCCTGCATCAGAAGAAGACCACCGCCGACCCTCTGGTCGGCAGTGTCAACATCCGTGTGAACGACTTCATGTCGCTCAACATCAACCGTCCTTCGGACGGCTTCTCGGATGAGGATGTGCTCGCTCAGGCAAAGGGCTTCATCGCCTGGCTTACCGCCGGGACTGACGCCAACCTGAAGCGGCTCATCGCTGGCGAGAACTGAGTGGACGTCGCCGGTCTTACCGTCGCCGTCCTCCTGCTTGGAACCCTGGTGGGTTTCACCGCAGGAGCTCTCGCTGCGTTTGTCAACAAACGCTGATCTTCTTCATGGGGGAAACATCTAGCTGGAACGATCTACCTGAAAGGGGTCACGTTGAAAAGCCAGATGAACCTCCTCACCGCTATAGTCCTTGAGAGGGCTAAAGCGGTCGGGTACAACCCAGAAAGGGATCTGAATACCATCAGACGACGTCATGAAGCCGAAGGAAACGGCTTTCTTGAAATCGCACTCCCTACACTTGACGACCTTCTTCTTGAAGGCTTGTCAAGTGGGCGTCTCCCGGTGATTACCGGGTGGTCGCTCAGGAAATCGACGACACTTCCAGCTTTCCTTTACGGATTCTGGATGCGTATCTTCGATCACGATGGTACTCTTTTCCCCTACCCTTGCATTGAGAGCATTCGCTCGATTCGACAGATCTCTCGGACCTTCAAGAAGGTATTCGAAGTCTGCTCGAATGAGCGTGTAAACACCGCAATCGCGGGGTTTGAGGACACTGAGAGCGAGCTTCGTCTTCTCGCTCTCCCCCCCTCTCTCGATGCAGCCAGCATGATCGCCCATCAGGTCTTCGGAAGCCTGGTGGGTCGCGTTATGACCGGCGACGCTCGGCCCAAGCATGGGCCGGGTGCCGTCGCAGAGCGTCTCGATTCTGTATCGAAATACAGTTTCGATGTCGTTCCGGAGAGATTGACGTCTCTCGTCGGCGAAGAGTGGTTCCGACCTACTTGGTCAGAACTACGGGATCGCCCCATCATCGATGGGGAGATCCCGGCGCGTCTCGTCTCAGTTCCAAAAACTGCGACTAAGCCGCGCCTTATCTCGATCGAACCGTCCTACAACCAGTTCATCCAACAAGGTTTTCATGCCTTGTTGAAGGACGAGTTGTCTCGTGTGAGCATCTGCTCATACAAGTCCCAGCAGCCCAATCAGAAATTGGCGCTAAAGGGATCTCGAGATGGGTCACTCGCAACGATTGACCTTTCGGAGGCCTCCGATCGAGTTCATTACGAACTCGTTCAGCGCCTCTTCGCGTGGAATCCAGCATTCATCAGAATGCTCGATTCCACACGCTCGAGAACGGTTGAATTGCCGGATGGTCGCGTCCTTGCATTGAGCAAGTTCGCTTCCATGGGTAGCGCTCTTACCTTTCCCATCGAAGTGATGGTGTTCACCACGCTAGTTTTGCTAGCGGTGTGCACGGTAGAGCGACGCTATGGACGGGGCTTCGTCAAAAGCCTCATGTCCAGACGCGATATACGGGTGTACGGCGATGACATTATTGTGCCATCGAAGTACTACCCAACTTTGGTCGAGATCCTCGGAGAATACGGCATGAAGGTTAACACCTCCAAGTCATTCTCTGAGGGACTCTTTCGGGAGTCGTGCGGCTTTGACGCATACTCGGGTAACGAAGTTACCCCCGTATACGTCCGACGCCGCATCCCTCGATCAAAGCGTGATGTTTCTGAGCTGGTATCGCTTGCCAGCTTCCGGAACCAGTGGGTTTCCACCTACGGTTACGGTGCTGTCCAAGAATGGTGTGATGATGCTATTAGCGCCATCATTCCCTTCGAGGCAGCCCGCCCTGACGGGCCGGACAGTGACGGAATACTCCGCCGCGGCGAGAAGGATTTCCCTTCTAACGCACGGTGGAATCGTCACTTGCAGAGGATGGAAGTCAAATGCATGGTCCCTTCTCACCGAAGACGAGAAGTGACAGCGACTGACTCTGCTACTCTCTTCAAAGCTCTCTACGAGGACTTTCAAGAGGATGCGCTACATCTTACGCATCACGGGCGTCCTGTGTCTGCCATACTAAAACACAGGTGGGTCACGGTTTAAAACCGTGACACGTGGGGCGACTCAAGCGATTGCGCTTGAGGGAGATTTTCT